CAGCGGCGGGCGGCTTCCCGGATTTTGCGATCCGTTTCAGCGAAGAGTTCCTGATCCATGCGCCGTTGACCATTGGCGTCCCAACCGTACCATTGGTTGTGAAGGGTTTCGAGATTGGCACGCATCCGAGCGATCCAATCAACCTGCTTTGCCGACATGTTGGAAGGGGCGATCATGTTAGTTTACCCACTCTCCGTAGAAGGTGTAGCCAGGGCCAAGCGTGACCCGGCGAACGCCGTTCTTTAGGCGAACCAAGCACGACTTCTCGCCTTGATTCCTGCCGCCCGACTGGATGAACGCCAGCCAGAAGAAATCTCTTGCCTCGATCATGTTGTTGAATGGCTGCATGGTTTAAGATTACCACGAAGCCACCCAAAAGTCAATAGATGTATCAAAAAAATTCGACTGGAAGATTTTGCGATTCGGCGTACAGCGTTAGAAGTTTATGAAACGCCTGTTGCGGCGTTAGTTCGGAGCATTTGCCGATCTTGTAGATTCGTCCAGGAGCAAGATTGCGCCCGTGCCAATAACGCACGCCGTTCTCCACCTTCCATCCAGACAGAATACCGCCAGTCCACATTTTGAATTTCATTAGAAGACCTCCGGCATCTGCATTCCGGCAGCACGGCCACGGCGAGTGTAGAAAGCCTTGATGGGCGACATGGCAGCTTTGAAGTTTGCTTCGGTGGCTTCGGTCTTGCCCTGAAGCATCTCCATGAGCTTGTTCGCAGCGGCCACGGGAGCCTTCCAGTAGGCCCATCCGTCGCTGTGGGTGTCTACTTCCTCTTGAAGGCGGCGAGGAATTGTGCGGCCTTATTGAGCACGGGATGACCGGCGTAGCGTTGCTGTGCCAGCATGATGTCGTAATCGTTCATGTAGAGCATTGTCGTTATCCTTTGGATGGAACCGGATCGTGCCCGCAAGCATGGAAGGGGTTGCAGCGGGCGATGCGTTTGAGGGTCAACAAAGATCCACGAAGAACGCCATGACGCTGGATGGCCTCAATTCCGTATGCAGAACACGAAGGTTCGTATCGGCACATTTTAAGTTGGCGCATGGGCCAGAAAACGATCTGGTATGCCCGGATGCCGATGATGAAAATCTTCTTCACTGAATCCAGAATAGCATAGATGTACCTAATCTGTCAAGAGGGCAATTTTTTGCAGCTATAGCCTTTGTACGGTTTTTTCTGCTGCCCATTGGCGATCTTGATGAGGGCTTGTTTGTATAAACCATGCTGGCGGCAGTACGCAGAGAGGTTTATGATTTTTTCGGAAGAGCCATTCGGTTTAGTTAGAATCCAGGTTTTTGCTTTGCGTGCAGCCATAATCTTTTTTGAGTGTTCGCTGTGCAATTTTCCAATCCTAGCATAAGCGCATCCTGGTGGACGACCTGAAGCACAGATGTTGGTAAGGATGCCGCCCGGATCAATACCTTTTCTTCCGTATTTTCGGATAAGTTCCTCTTCATACAGGTACGCAGCGTCTTCTGTTAAGTTGTCGATCAAAATTGTTACTTGTGGCTCATATCCAGATTTTCGTAATGAAGCAATTTTGTTCCACTTTTTGAGATTTTTGGTTGTGGTTCGTGATTCAGTTAGATGAGAGTATGCACGAGTTCCATGCTCTTTTCCAATGTAGAACGGTAGTTCCGTTCGTGGATCGACGTAGGCGTAGACATAGTAGAACACAACAACTATATATGAACATCATGGCAAAATCAGAGCCTAATTTTTTCGGTAAGGACAGCTTCTATTGGTGGATGGGAGTTGTCGAAGACCGGCGAGACCCCAAAAAATTGGGACGCCTGAGAGTGCGTGTCTTAGGCGCTCACACCGAAAACAAACAACTGATCCCGACATGCGAACTTCATTGGGCGTATCCGTATCAGCCGCTCACCTGGAACCAAGCTATGAATGGCCTGGGACACTCACCTACCGGCCCCGCCGAAGGCACCTGGGTGTTTGGATTTTTCAAAGACAATCAAAGCTCACAAGAGCCGATCATACTTGGCACCATCGCTGGCATTCCTGAAGAAGCTCCACAGCCATGCATCGGATTCTACGATCCTGGCAAGCCATTTCATAACACCGACACATTTCCACGTAAGATCAAGTCAAGATACTACCCGAATGATGGCACTGGCGCACAAGTCGTAAACGAGACTTCGGCTTCTTTGTATCCAAGAGCTACGCATCCTTGGGGTTGTATCATCGGTGAGTCGGATGTAAATCGTCTCGCTCGTGCGGAAAACATCAGCGATACAGTCATTGGTGTCCAACAAAGACAACGTGATGATGGCCGTCCTGGACCTGAGTTTGGTGGCGTGCCGATTGCTTTCGTACATCCTACGCCGGGAAGAAAGTGGGTTGAACCGAAGTCCGCTTACAACGCTGTGTACCCGTTCAATCACGTCTATGAATCGGAATCCGGCCACATAATCGAGATTGACGATACTCCCGGTGCAGAACGTTTGCACATGGCGCATCGTACACTCACCAGAATTGAAATTGACCAGGAAGGAAACTTGGTCATCAAAATTGTTGGCAAGCGTTTTGAAGTTACGATGGAGAATTCGTTCTCTCACTATCAGAATAACCACAGCGTAACCGTCGATGGCGAATGCAACATCTATTGCCGCTCGAATGCAAACTTACAGGTTGATGGCGACTTGAATGTTCACGTTCAAGGAAATTATACGGAAAAGGTCAAGGGCGATTATCTCACAGACATTGGTGGAAGTAGGACAGTTAGGATCGCAGGTAGTGACGATCTGGAAGTTGGTGGAAGTCATACGATGAAAGCTGGCGGAACCGAGACTCGCAATTCTGGCGGATCAATGACCGATGCTGCCGGTGGTTCTATTGTCCAATCGGCTGGCGGTTCGTTCTCCATGACGGGCGGCGGTACGCTTTCCGGCGATGCCCCGGCTGTGCATTGGAATTCCGGCGTCAGTTCGCACGCATCTCCGTCTGGACCATCAGCGCCAAGCATTCCACCGTTCCCGGCTTCGTTGGGCATGACGGAAACTCGTAGCGAAAGTTTCAGCGACCCGGTTCTGGAGCAAAAGCCAGACCCGACACCAACCATATGTCCGCAAAACGACTGTTAATGTTCATTGGTGATATGTTCGCCTGGATTCTCATCGGAATCTTCTTTGTGATTTGGTGGACGTTCCGGCGACTTGTTAAATAGGGGTATGCCACCTATTGTTCGCCTTGGTGACGTGAGCACCGGTCACGGCTGCTTTCCGTCCAGACCTAACGACTCCGCATCTCCAAACGTATTTGCAAATGGTATTCCGGTTCATCGTGTCGGAGACCATTGGGAGACTCACTGTTGCGGCCCCGCTTGCCACGATGGAGAAGAAGCTACTGGCTCTCCAAATGTCTTCGCAAACAACCTTCCTGTTGCTCGAATTGGCGACTCTGTGAACTGTGGAGATTTCGACGGCGAAGGTTCTCCAAACGTCTTTGCGAACGGCGGCTAGTATATCTCTTCCAAGTAATTGATGTCCTTAAGTTGACGCACTAAATAGGAGTGTGCCACAGAACATTTTTCACCGTTACAGTGACTTAAATCTTGCCTTTCTTCCAAATCCAGTGAAGAAAGACATCGGCATCTTATACGATTTCGATGCCGTCAAAGCCTCTGTCATGAATTTGGTCCTTACAAAGCACTACGAGCGGCCCTTTCATTCGGAGATAGGATGCAATGTGACGGCGATGTTGTTCGAGAACATTACGAGCATCACGGCCTTGAGCATTCAGAAATCGATCACCGATGTGATTCAGAACTTTGAACCAAGGGCACAGTTGCAAAGCGTAGAGGTAGAGGAAAATTATCAGGAAGACGGCTACAATGTGACGATCACGTTCTATGTCCTGAACATCACACAGGCACAGACCATTTCCTTCTTCCTCCAGAGGCTTCGATAATGAACATTGTTTATAAGCTAACGTGTACCAAAAATGGCAAGGCGTATGTTGGTGCCACAAATAATCTGAAACAACGTTTGGCAGACCATCGAAGTAGCACTAAAAGAGGATCAAAATGTCCAATCCACTGTGCGATTCGTAAGTATGGCATTGATGCATTTCTAGTTGATGTTTTGTATTCATCCGATGATCGCCAGCATGTATTCAACGTGATGGAGCCAGATTTCATCAAAAAACATCGCACATTGATTTCCGAAGGAGGGTATAACTTAACTCCAGGCGGCGATGGAATTAGAGCCTCGTATGGGCATCATCATTCAGCAGAAACAAAACGAAAAATAGGCAAAGGAAATAAGGGGAAAATTGGATGGAATCGAAACGTGCCGCTTAAGGAAGAACACAAACAAAAATTAAGTAAAGAACACAACAAGGAATATGTGGTCGAACACATTAATGGTAAGAAATGTGTAGTCACTGGGTTAAGAAATTGGTGTAAGGTGATGGGATTAAATGAACAAACACTTCGAGCGACACTATACAGGGGAAATTTTGTGACAACTGGTGCAGCAGAAGGATGGAGAGTGCAACATGCCAACTAATTCATCAAAGCTGGTTGTCTCGTATTTGGACTTTGATACAATAAAAGTGAGTCTCAGAGACTATCTTCGCAGTCAGACTATTTTTCAGGATTATGATTTTGATGGTGCAGGATTAAGTGTACTATTAGACATACTTGCTTACAATACACACTACTCAGCG